TTACTTTTCTGTAGGTTTACTCCTAGGATTCTTTTGTAGCTGCTCTAGGAGTTTCTGTATTTCTAATACTGAGGTCTTTACCTCATTCAACTCTACTTTTAATTTATTTACCTCTTTTAGAACCGCTTCTGCTGTATATATTACTTTAATTGACATATATTTATTATACCTTATTTGATAAATTTATCTTCAATATCTTCTAACTTCTCTTGAATCTTAAGTACCTCAGAGAGTAGAAAGCTTTGCTCTATTTTAATATCTAATACAGTATCTACTAAATCCTCTACAGTGAAGGGAACTAAATCCCCATTTGGATTTCTAACTGAAGCTAGCTCTTCAATATAATCCTCAAATTGATCTAAAGCATCCAGCTCTTTATTAAAAGCATTACATTCATCTACAAACTTACGTCTACCTGATAGGTTGTACTTTAGCTCAGAGAGTTTTGATTTAATAGTTTTAAGCATTTCTTTGTGTCCTTTATTTAACTCTATGTTTCTAATATATATAAAGTCTGATGGTAAATAGTGGGCATTCATCAATATACCCAACATAATTAATTCAGTATTTTCCCTATTGGGATATCTTGTATAAGCGAGTTACAAAGGGGTTAATGTCTCTTAAGCAAGGTAATTCTATTATTATGACCACTGCATCTAAGGCATTTGATTTCTTAAGAATGCTCTCAGTGCTTTTATCCTATAGGATAAATAGGGCAGAAGAATTATTAATATCCAATAACTCTGATATAGCTGTAGGGGAATCTATTAAAGCCTCCATAAAAGAGTTAATTATACCCAACTTAAAGAAACTTCTAGCTTATGTAATTGAGCTAGGGAGTAATACAGAATTAATTAATAAGAGTTCTATGCAATCATTGTTCATTGAACTAAATCAATTAATTAATAATGATATTGCAGATATTAATATACTAAAGAATCTTACTAATGATCAATATATTCTACTTGGTTTAGAAATGATGAATGAAATATATACTGAAATCATACAAGAAATGTTAGGAATACTAAATTATTTAAATAATCAAGTACAACAAGAAATTCAAGAAGTAATTAATCACTTAGATAATTTACATAATAATTCCCCAGAGAAAGCTAATAATTCTAATCAGAATCCTCCCAAATCAACTCCCATACAAACTAAACCAACCCAGCATACCACTACTAATAAAGTTAATAATCAAGCTTCTGTTAAATCAGCTACTACACAGCACCATAATCAGAGTAATGGACTACCTAAAAAGCCTACACTCAAGGATGATGATCACCCTATATATCCTTGGTTAGGTTGTTTGACATTTATATTATTATTTGTATCAGGAATTTATTTATTCTCTTATTTATCAACATTCGTTAATCCTCTTACCCTTTATTTCATTTTAATGTTAATTGGCCTTTTATTTAGGCAATAAAAGAGGGAGAGTTTGCCTCAATTCTCCCTTAAGAAACCTCCTTCTAGTTAATAGGAAGGATACTAAACATCAACTTAATACTTACCTGAATAATAATCTATAAAGAGGGTGGCAACCCTTTATTCTTTATCTTTAAGGATTACTAGAAAGGGGGTTGCCACCTTCACCTTCGGTAAAGATGTCAACACTCATTTAGTGAGGGTTGCCACCTTAAAGAGAGAGGGTTAATTCCCTCTCCCTTAGGCAAATGGATTATCATCTAACTCCTCTTCCTCCTGCCTAGCTCTCTTAGCATCCATTATCTTATTGATTACATCTGCACTATCTTGATTGATATGGTATTCCCTAACTGTCTTACCACTTACCTTCTTCTTCTGTGCTTCTATCTCTATACCTAGTGATTTGAGAACTATCTGGATCAATTGCATAGGTTTCTTGTGGACATCTTTCTGCACTGTGATTCCTAGTAATTGCTTAATCTCACTTTTATAAAGTTTAGCCCAGTCAATTATCTTCGTACACGGCTCTATCTTTTTACCCTTAAGGCATTTATCATATTCAATAAATTCTAAGAAGTATTTTAATATCTCCTGTCTAGTAGCTCTATGCTTCCAATCAACTGCTAACCTCTTAACCTTATCTTCCTCATCCTTCTTCTCTAGCTCTTCTGTATCTGTATTAATCGCAGTCCAATTAGCTACAGCTTTAAAGTATTTATCCTCATCACCTACCACTACTTTTAATAATTCCTCATCCCCTTCTACCAAATCCAATAGTTTATATCTCTTGACCGCTAACCTTTGCTCTCTAGTCAAATTCTCATTATCCTTGAGGTATAGATAATCGAGCGTATTTAATTTCTCAGCATTCAGAACAGCTTGATTCTCCTCTTCTTTAATAGCTGCCCTGGTAGCCTTTAGTTGCTCTTTTATCTCCCTCTCTTCCTCTTCAGTAATGGTACTTTTGTACTCTACTACCTCACCTTCTAACTCAGCCTTCTCCTCAAAGCTCTCAGATAAGTTATTCAAGCTAGCTCTCTCTAATGCTGTTAGCTCACAGCACATATCAAAATATGGTCTTTCATTAACTGTAAATTCCTGAGTAAATGGATTCCATTTATGACTCCATATCTCTCCACCCATTACCTCTAGAATTGATTTAGGCACCATCCCAAAGGTAAACATTTGTAATTCTGCTTTAATTACCTCAGCATCACATTCCTCAAACTGTCTTTTACTGCTAATCCAATACTCCACTTCCTTAACACTTCTAACTCTAGCTGATGCTTGCAATAGGTCAGTAGCAATCGCATACCCAACATCACCAATCAAATAAACCTTCTCAAAATAGGGTGTAGATATATCCATTCCAGTAAACCCACTAGGAGATACAATCACTACCTGATATAACTTCTGTTGATTGTTAACATCCTTCATGAATGCCTTCTGCTTCGCATCCATTGAGTTATCCCCGTGAATGGATAATATCTTATTAGGGCTTATGACACCTCCTAAATCCTTAGCCAAATCCTTAACCCTACTTCTAGTATCACAGGCTACAAATACCTTCTTACCAACCTTAACCTGCTCCCTAAGATTCTTGATTAGCTCTTTATCATTCTCATACTTAACGAAGGTTTTATCTTTAGGGTTCCAGTTGTTCTCTACTAAGGTAATGTCCCCATCCTCTAATCCCATTACCCCTCTGAAGAATTTGATTGTCTCCTCATTCATATCTGCATCTAGGATAATGAGTTGCTTACATTGACTAAGTACAACTTGTAGGGTGGTATATATCTCCTGTCTCTTACTTCTACAAGTCTCTCCCTTAAAGTGTCTGAGCATTTGGGTAGCTTCATCAATCACTACCACTTCTCTATTCTGATAGCAGAACATTAAATTAGAGAGTGAATCTATGCAGATAGCTAGTCTATCCTCAATCAAACTACCTTTGTCTTTATAATAGGCAGTACCTAATCTACCTGCTAATTCTGCTGTCAATAATACCCTATGGCTAATAACTAATAAGCTTGTTTCCTTAAGATTATCTGCTAACCATTTGGTCTTACCCGTACCCTTACCACTTTTAACAACAATCATTCTACTATCTACTCTAGAGAATTGTAAGTATTGTTGATTAAGTGCTATAATATTATTAACTTTATTTTGATTACTTTCTGAGGAGAGTGGGCCGTTCCCCTCTCCTTCTTTATTAAGAATATCCAATACTTGTGTCATAGTCATTTCTCTAACCTTTTATTTAATGATTTATTGTCTTTAATATAAGAAATAAGTAATAGTAAGATGTGGGATTTTATTCGCCAACTTCCTTAATCTTGTCTCTATAATATTGCTCTAGAATGAATCTCACTTGAGCTGTTGCTGACCTCTCATTATTAGCCGCATCTCTCTTAATTGTATTATATAAATCAATAGGCATTCTGACAGGGAATACAGGGTAATCTGGGTTATTTGCCATTAGTTAATTTCCTTATTTATATCTCTCTATATATTTAATATAGCTAGTGAATTAGTATTTGGCCACTCCTTTAGTCTTATTTTAAATAAATATTTCTTATCAGTGATACCTATTAGGAGGTTTTGTGTTAAATATATCTTATGTAATAATCTGTCAATCCCTCCCAAGGGGGAAAATTTATATAAATCTCTTATAAATTTAACAATTAACTAGACAAACTTCTTATATGTAATCTCAACTAATTTATTATGAGTAAAGATCGCATAACTTCAACTTATAAGCCCGGTCAAGGTGATCTTGGGTGGTCTCAAGTGCTACACAACTCACCACCCCTACTAAAGAATTCTCCAGCAGCTATTATACAGGGCGCTATTGAATTACTCAGACATAAAATTGAATTATTCCTATCACTACATACCACCCTTCAATATGATTTAGATTACCTACTTAACTACCTTGATAGAAACATCTTTACTCTAGCTTCCTTTTGCTATTTAAAGGCAGATACAGACAAGCATTTACTACCTTGTGAAGCCTTAGATTGGTTGAGTAATAGGGTAGCCGAATTAGAGAAAGAATTAGGTAGCTGTCCAGATTTCCTTTACCATAAACACCCTAAGTTAGTCTGTTTGGATGGTGTTAGGATTCAGGTTAGAGAACTAGAAAGAATCTATATTAGTTGGAGGTATAGCACCGAGATAATCACACACCTACTGGTCAATCCTCAACTAACCTATAAAGTAAACTATCATTCAGCAATCCTTAATCGTCTCTCTAGCTATCTATTCTGGACTATTAGGAAGGAAGGTACCCTACTGCGATCTAAAGGGTTAGATATTGAGGAGAGGTATTGGTTATCTCAGGTAGAGGATTTTAATCCTCCAAAGGAATCTCTATTGACGTAGGAGATAGAAGCCCAATTCTTCTATCGAAGAATGAGATAGAAGCCTTCTAGTCAATAGGAATGATTAATTAACCCAATCAATAAAATTAATAATTAATCAAACCTATATAACTTTAAAAGGTGGCAACCCTTTATCCTTTTATATACATTTTACTAGAAGAGGGGTTGCCACCTCCACCGAAGGTGGAGATGTCAACACTCACTTAGTGAGGGTTGCCACCTCTACTTAAGGTGATTCATTCTTTCTATTGTCCCATCCCAACCCTTCTAGTTAGAGGGGGATGATTACTTAAACTCAGTATTGAACTATCCTAATCAATTAAATAATAAAGTTAAAAGGTGGCAACCCTTTATTCTCTATATATATAGTTATCTAGAAGAGGGGTTGCCACCTCCACCGAAGGTGGAGATGTCAACGTTAACCTAGTTAAGGTTGCCACCTTACAAGGTTAGGTGAAACTTCGTCCACCTCTACTTTACAGATATCTGATTAGAAAGGGAACATACATTGCCAGCCCTTATGGAAGTTGCCTTTACCTACTGCGATCGCATTCATACGCTTAGAATTTAAATTATATTGCCTACAGAATTCGGATAATCCTCTAATCCTATATTCATTACCTTCAGGATCAATGCAGATATATTCTTTAGATCTAGGATGTTCAGCACCCCTTAGTCTGCCTTTATTAATAATACTCATATAATTCTCTTAATAACTAATATATAGATTCTATTATAAAGGAGTCCATATAGGCTATAGCATCCTTCCTCTTGCCCCTACAGACTCCTAAATTATCCTATTTTTATTATTAATTTATATATAATAAAAGGTGGTCTATGCCACCTTCATTTCACCTTGTATGTAATCGTAGTAGGCACCTATCTTAGGTAGAATTGTAGACCTAGAGGATAGACCTTCCTTAAGTATCCATTTAAAGAGGGCTTGGATTAATAGCTCTTTATAGGGGTATTCTTGACCTATTCTGAAGTCAGTAAAGTCTACATGACAGGAATAGAGCTTTATATCTTCAATCATCTTCTGCTTATTAATATAGGCATATGATTGGGGTAGGGGTATTTGATTTAACTCTATCTCATCTACTAGATTAATATACACTAGCTCATCATAATTGCATCCGGATATATCCATTACCTCCGGGCTTAAATCCATATCCAGAGCTACTAGATTATTATTACCCTCTTCTAGTTCTTCTTTAAATATCTCCCAATCATCACCCATACAAGCCCCTATCTTGAGGTATACATTACATGAATCTCCTAACATTTCAGCTATTAGATTAGCTTCTGTTTGATTAATAGTTGAAATGTAAATTAAACGGCTTGTCATTGCTTTACCTTCTTTCTCTTTAACATTTAATTTATATATTTAATATAACATATATACACATAATTATCAATCAAAGGTAAAGCAAGAAAGGAGCATTTTAAAGGTAATTAATAGGCATTAGTGGAGAGAAAGTTGCCCATAATTTACCTTTAAATATAGATAAGAATATAAATATAGATAATTAATAAATCAGGTATAAATTTACATAAGTGAAGAAGAGTAAGAGAGGTAGAGGAAACCTCATTAAAGTCCCCGATAGAGCATTTATTCTCTATACTTCTGGGTATAGCTTAAGAAAGCTAGAAAAGCATTTCTGTATAAGTAAGGATACGATTGCTAATCATTTTAAGAAGACCTATGGGCCTAATTATAAAAATATAAAGAATCGTAATGGTATCCTACCTATTATCCAAGAGTATTTAAAATCTAATATCCTTAACACTAGACAAAAGGAAGTAGTAAGAAGGTGGTTAGATAATCCCTCCACTACTCAGCTAATAAGTAACTCAGATAGGCAACATTTAGACTCTAAATTATATACAAAAGATTACATAGATAAGCTAACAAAGCTGGAATGTAATCATTATGAGAAAGACTGGCGAGAATTATTAATTAATAATTAAAGGTAAATATTATGCTTATTTATAAATATCAACCAGGACAGGATAAATTATATCTTCCCTGTTATGACAATACTAAGACACGTAAGACTGGGTATGTAGATATCTATGATTTATTAAAATGTCTAAGACTTTATTACCTAGGTCAGTTAGATAATGTAGATGATTTCCTTGATAGATTTTATCTACCTCCTCACCTATTAGATCCTAATAACACTTTGTTTGGTAAGTTGGATACTAACACTCTTCAGAAAGCTTTGAGTAAGTTATCAGATCTAGATCAAGCTGCTATTGAACTCCACTATACATCTAACCCTACTATTAGTGAGAGAATGCAGCATTATTATAATCACAATCCTACTTTACTTAAATTTAACCAATGGGTAGAGGAAGCCTATGAGGAGGCATTATTAAACTTAGCAGACACCCTTATAATCCTAATTTAGACAAATCTAATAGTTAGATATATATAAAATATTTTAAAGGCACTCCTTAGTGCCTCTTTTTATGACTAAATTAAAGACACATCATAGGGAGTTTGTAATATTATTAATTGCATCTAACGCAGGAATATCTATAGAAGAAATAAAGAGCAAGTTTAGCGATAGATATCCTCAGCAATCTATAACAGACATCCAAATAAATAATATTAAAGCTAAATACAAAGACAGAATTAATAACTTTAGAGAAGACTCTAGGTTAGCTTTAATCAAAGCATTTGAGCTAGGTATGTTTAAATATGCTCATAAATTAAATCGTCTATTAGCTTTAGAAAGATTAATTGAATTAGGTCTGAATGGGTATGAAGAGCAAGTTCAGACTGCTAAAGGAGAAATAAGAGAAGTCCGTAAGGTTGATCTGTATGTAGTGGCTCCAGCTATTAAAGCAATCAAAGAAGAGGTAGAGGAGATAACTAAATCTAATGATGCTAACTACCAGATAAATATTGAGTTAACTGAGCCTACGTCAGATGTAGAGGAGGATCATGAATCTAACCCTCAAGCTACATCATAAGCAAGCTCAAGTATTTAGCGATCGCAGTAGGTTTAAGTTAGTAATTGCAGGTAGGAGACTAGGGAAGTCTCGCCTTCTCCTAACCTCAGCTATTTATGCTGCCTTATCCTTTAATCAAGCTATTGACCCTGCATCCCCTCCAGTTTGCTTAATAGTAATGCCTACTTTAAAAGCTTGTAGGCAGATTCATTGGCAACCCTTACTCAACCTATTAGAAGGTCAGCCATTTGTTGAGAATATATCTAGGACAGACTTCAGAATCAAGCTCAAGGGTAATAAGCCAGATATTCTCTTAAGAGGTGCTGATAATAATGGAGATTCTCTTAGAGGTTTAAAGTGTTATTACGTAGGGGTAGATGAGTTTCAAGACTTCTCACTTAAAGCTTGGGAGGATGTAATCTACCCTACCTTAGCTGATACTCCCAACTCTAAAGCTCTTTTAATTGGCACTCCTAAAGGTAAATCACATTTCCTCTATAAATTCCACCAACAAGCTAAATCTAGTAAAGATTGGAGTTACTTCCATTTTATTACAGAAGACAACCCATTTGTACCTAGAAGATATCTAGAACAAGCTAAATTAAGCTTACCTCCTAGAGTATATAAGCAAGAGTTTGAAGCATCCTTTGAGGACTTCGAGGGGCAATTCTATACTCAATTTAATAATCACCATATAGTAGATAATTTACCTAACTTTGAGTTTACTTATCTAGGGATTGATTGGGGAGATATTAACCCTGCTCTATCAGTAATAGGTTTTACTAAAGACCGTAAATATTACCTAATAGATGCTTGGGAGAATAATAGTCAAACTCCAGTAGTTATAGATGATTTTATTAATAAAGCTGTATATTTCTGTAATAAATACAATATATGGAGAGGATTTGCTGACCCGTCTAGACCCTCCAGTATTATTGAATTTCAGAAGGTGGGTAGGAAGAAGGGTATTAAAGGGTTAGCTAAAACAATAGCTGGGTTTAATAAAGTAAATGAAGGTATACAGATAGTAGATTCTTTATTTTATCAAGATAGATTCTTTGTACATTCTTCCTTATTAAATACTATAAATCAGATTAGAAGTTATCACAGAGAAGTTAAGGATGGAATCATATTAGATATAGAAGCCGCTAATCAACAAACACACGTTTTAGATTGCATTAGATATACCTTAGCAACCTTAGAGAAAAGAATATAAATAAACTAAATAAATATGATTGAATTTCCACAATCCTTGAAGCTGGAGGTATTAGAGGCTGTACATCCTGAATACCAAGCTCAATTACCCTATCTCCAAAAGATAGATTTATTAGTAGCTGGGGGTCATAAGTTAGAAGATAAAATTAAAGAATTCTTACCTCAACGTCCAGGGGAAGATGATTTATTGTATGAAACCCGGTTGAAGAAATTCACCTACAATAATATTCTAGGTTCTGCTATTAGTCAGCAGACATCTAGATTATCTAACGGTACAATCTCTATCTCTGGTATTGAGAATAATGTTGAATTCTGGAATGCTTTTAGAGAGAATACTGATTTAGCTGGAAGGGCCGAATCCTCTCTCATCTCTTATATCTTTAGGGAATGCCTTAAATTTAAGAGGGTATATCTGCATATAGATAAGCCTAAAATGGATTCCTTACCTCAGAATAAGTTCCAAGAGGAGTTATTAGGCATTAGACCTTATGTAGTTGTATACTCTGCCCTACAGGTAACTAATTGGTCAGAGAATAGAGGTAATCTAAAATGGATTAAAGTTAGGCAGGTAGTACAAGACACCTCCAATCCTTTAGCTCCTCCTTTAACTCAAGTAGTCTGGACATTTATTACCAATACTTATATAGCTAGATACAAGGCCTACGTAGAGTTAGCTAGAGATGGTTCTATTTCTAACATACTTAACAATAAGGGTGAGAAGGTATCTACTAAGGATGCTGATATTCTCTTAGATTCGGTAGTAGCTCATGGAGTAGGGAGCATACCTGTTATTAAAGTAGAGATACCTAATGAGTTATGGGCTTGTGATCAAGCTGCTCCTAAAGCTCTAGAGCATTTAAGAACAGATTGTTCTAAATATGACCTTCAGACAATGGCATACTTCCAGAGAACCTTTAAGAGAGTAATGACCCCTGATGGTGATATTAATGCCACCTATCAAGACAGCATGGAGGCAGAGATACCGACAGGATTACAGCACGTATTAGAGTTAGATAAATTTGAGTGGAGTGAACCTCAAGGACATATACTAACCCACCTAAGAGATACCCTCAACCAGATAGAGAATCAGGTTCGAGACATGGTTGCATTAGGAGGGGTATCTGCTGAGAAAGGTGTCATACAACAATCTGGAGTCTCTAAGCGAGTAGATTTCTATCATCAAGAGAATGTATTAAAGCAATATGGTAGGGTGCTGACTGATGCTTACCAGGATTTATTACAGCTAATAGCTAGGATACAGAACATCTCTGATGAGATTTCAGTATCAGGTTTAAATAACTTTGATTTAGATAACATTGATTCCTTACTGGAGAACTTTAAAATCCTTTCTGATATAGACTTTAGTCAATTAAGGGTTAACCTACCTCCTACAGCTTTCAGACTTAAATATCAGCAATTATTGAAGTTGATGTTAGGTAATATATCTGCTGAGGATGAAGAGCTAATTACTCAGGAGATAGAAACTAACTTATATTCTCCAACCATTGTAAATACAGGTGACAACCTTAACTAGGTTAACGTTGACAACTCTACTTCATAGAGGTGGCACGAAGTTCTACCGAACCTCGTGAGGTAGCAACCCTCACTAAGTGAGTGTTGACATCTCCACCGAAGGTGGAGGTGGCAACCCCTCTTCTAGTAGATCTTAATAATGAAGAAAAAGGGTTGCCACCTTTGAGATTATATTTAAGTTTAATTATTTATCTTTAATATTAAGGTTAAGTAAAACACCCTTTTACTAAAGAATATCTCTCAAAGCCATTTCTAATTAAATTAGACAAATTTATATATTAGATAACCAATAAAGCCCCTACTGAAGGGGCATTATAAATATTCAGATAACCTAACTGTAAGGTGAATTACAGATACCATTAAACATTTTATAAATATGGATAAAGAAGAAGTATTAAGTCTCATTCAAGAGTCCTTATCAGCCCTTAAATCTGAACTTCTAAGTGAAGTTGATAAAAAGAATTCTGGATTAGGTAGTTCCTTAACTAAAGAATTCAAGAAGACTATCGAATCATTAAAATCAAATCCTATAGAAGAATCAGAGGAATCTAAAGAGAAGTTAACTTTAAAGGCATTACAGCAGCAGTTAGCAGATTTAAATAATCAATTAAAGGCTAAGGATGAAGAGGCTTATAGAGCCAAGAAATCTCAAGTAGTAACTCAAGAGATAGCTAAAGCAGACTTACTAAATCAGTCAGCTTTTTATAAGTTATTCATGCTTGAGAATGGGGATTATCTCAAGGAAGAGAATGGTTCTTGGTTCATTGATAAAAGTGGTGAGATTTCTACTTTAGGAGACTCTATTAAGAATTACCTAACTACTGATGAAGGTAAGTTGTTTATTCCTGCCAGTAAAGTACAAGGTGCCTCCTCACAAGAAACTAAACCTATTCCTCAAGTAAATAATAATAAACCCTCTGCTGGTGAAGCTTTAATGAGGGCTTTCTCAGATATTTAAATCAATAAATTAACTAAATTCAAATATGAATATTACTGATCGTGTAAATTCACTTCGATTGCTTATTGAAGAAGAATTAGCTGAATTACAGCTTCTTAAGTATCCTATGTTAAATAGGGTAGCTAAACGTACTATTAGTCAGAAAGATATTAAGTGGAATGTTAACGTAGGTGGAGCTGCTGTAACTGGTGAGGCTACAACTGCCGATGTCACTACCTTCTCTGATGATGATGTAATACCTGCTAGACTACCTATTGGCTCTGCTCGTTTGAGACATTCTTTCCAATTACAAAAAGAAGATATTGCTGAAGCTGCAACTGCTGGTGTAGGAGTCCTCCGTGATTTATTTGCTGCTGATGTTAGAAACGGTATTAGAGTTATCATGGAAACCCTCAGTGGTAGACTTTATACCGGAGATGGTACTAATGCTCATGGTGGTGTAGTAGGTCTTAATCTAGTAACTGCTGCTCCTAATAGCACTTATGCAAACATTGATAGCACTACTTATACTGATTGGGTAGCTTATAGAAACACCAATGCCTCTAACAGAGCGTTGACTCAAGCCCTCCTACTCAACATGGAAGTAGGTATGGCTACTAGAGGTAGCACCTTTACAGCTATCTACACCACACCTGCCATTGTTGCTAAGTATAAAGAGCTATTTACTACAAATGCTCAGATTCAATTAGCTCCTGCTGGAGTAGCTGACCTGGGTTATACAGGTGCTACTTATGCTGGTAGACCGATCATTCAAGATCCCTACTGACTTGAAAATCAAACTTTGGTAAAAAACTAAAGAAAGTATGTGGCTATTGTCGTTGAATGGCGACACAGCCGAAACAAAATATTGATTACAGGTTTAAATTGCGACCGGAACAGGTTCAACACTAACTTGATAACCAAGTTTTTCTAGGCGTTTAATCAAACGTTTCTTGACACTTACATGTCGATGTTTGTCGAAATAATCAGCTCCTAAATCTTTATAAGGTTCTTGACGTGATATGAGATGGTAAGCGATCGTTAAAATAGAATGTGCAACAGCAACCGCAGCGCGTTTTTTTCCGCGTCGTGCCGACAGACGACGAAACTGTGCAGCAAGGTAAGTTTTAGTTCGAGCCAAAGCATGGGCAGCTTGAACCAAAATAGTTCGTAAAACTCGATTACCTTTGCGAGTGCCGTCACAAAGCTTCTTACCGCCACTTTCATAGTTTCCAGGGGCAACCCCAGCCCAAGCAGCCAAATGTTCGGCACTTGGGAAGCGACTCATATCCGTGCCAATTTCCGAGACAATGATCTCAGCAGTTCGACGAGCAACACCAGGTATGGTGTCAACTAACTCAACCGCTTGGTCGAAAGGGCGGCAATATTCCTCAATTTGTTGGTCAAAACATTTAATTGTTTCGTCTATGCTATCAATTTGACACAGTAGCTGTGCAAGAATGAATCGTTGATGAGGACGAACTCTACCCTCAAGTGCTTGAATCAGTAAATCGTGCTTTTTTCGCATGGTTCCTTTTGCCAAGTCCGCCATCAGTTCAGGACTAGCGCTACCTTCAACAATCGCAGCTAGCATTGCTCGTCCTGACACACCCATTACGTCACTGGCAACTGAGGCAAGTTTGATATTAGCAGCTTCCAGCACTTTTTGGACTCGATTCACTAAGTTAACTCTTTCGCGAATAAAATTGCTACGATGACGAGTTAAATCGCGCAAATCTCTTTGCTCCACAGGGGGAATAAAACTCGCACGTAACAACCCATGTTGTAGTAGTTCGGCAATCCACTGCGAATCTTTGATGTCTGTTTTGCGTCCTGGCACCGCTTTTATATGACGGGCATTAACTAACATAACTTCAAAGTTTCCTTCTAGGATATTAAATACAGGTCGCCAGTACTCTCCAGTACTCTCCATTGCTACATGAGTACAATTGTGACTTGTTAACCAGTCAGAAAGTTTTAACAAGTCCTGAGTCATTGTAGTGAATGTGCGTATTTCCTTGTGCCATCCGGACGAAGACTTCGGGGTAATTACACAAGCTACCACCGTCTTTTTGTGTACATCTAGTCCTGCACAACGATTGTAGACTACCTGCATATCTCTTGAGCTACTACAACTTTCAAAATTGATAGGGGGCTAATACGTGGATATCTAAATAGTAGATTCTGACTTGCGTGCTCACTAAAACCAAAAAATTGCTCAGTGGCGACAATTGGTAATTCCTCTCGATATCCAGGTTAGACTGCCCTTCAGGCTCTGATGCTCTAATAAGGAAACAACCTCGCTTGTATCAGCCTTATCTTGGAAGTTACCACATTTTCATTCATGGTGATGAAATTTTTTCATTGGGACTGCCCTGCTAACACTATGTACTTCGTAGATGAGAGCGATGTAACTCTTTATACCTTTGCTCAGAATAACACTGAATCCCGTGATGGTATGCAGATGAGCATTGAAGCTCTACCCTCCAGTAACCCTGATGCTGAACGTTATGTAATCTACGTTAAGCCTCAATTGAAGGTTCATAACAGACGTAAGGCAGTTGGTCTTTTAAGTAATCTTACTGAGTAAAATCTTTATGCCTCAATTTAATAACCAACAGAAAGAGCAAATATTATTAACCCTTGGTTATGCTAATCCTGACAGTTTGGTTAATAGTCAATTGAGCCTGGAATATACTCAATCAACAATAGATAGATGTGCAGCTATTCTCTCAGAGCTTAATAGTATAGATAGTTTAATAAAAGAGGCTAGGGATAATAGTTTTGTAAGAGAGTCTAGGAATACTAAACTCTCTTATGCAAATCATCTAATTCACCTTAGATCGGATGCCACTAAACTGCTAAAAGAATTAGCTCATTTATTGAGTATAGATGTTGAATATAACAGGTATTTAGGGCATAGACAATATAACTACTGGTAACTAAATTATGCTTATTACTAATGTAATAAAAGAGGGGCCTTTATTTGAGAAGGGGATTATCAGTAAACTTAGTGGTAATGCTCTAAATAAAACTATGAATTGGGGTATAGGTAGGATTAGAGGTAGGACTCCTGTAGTAACAGGCAGATTAAAAGCTGGATGGTATAATTCTACTTCTAATAAGTCTTTAAACTTTGAGATATCTAACCCAGTCTTCTATGCTCCATTTGTAGAGAGAAGGAGAGGAATGATATCTAAGACCTTACCGGAGATAGAGAGTAAATTATTAGAAGAGACTCTAAAGGAAACTAATAAGCTTAAATGACTTCATTATATCAAAAGCTATCTCAAATAGAAGGAAAGATGGCAGAAATTGATATTAGATTGGGAATACCTCAGCGCAGAAATTTATTAATAAGGCATCAGAGTTTAAACCCAACTACTCGTCAATTAGAGATAGTAGATACTCTCGTTCAACCTAAACCTCTCATTACCTCAATTCCACCTAAATTCGTTAATTTACCTGTATCAATTGAAGGTGCTGATTCTATATTTCTATCTATTAATGATATTCAAGTAGAGATTCCTAGAACCCACCCTAAAAGATTATTTATTCCAGAAGGTAATACTAGAGCCATATTTATTTTAGAGCCTCCTATATCCAATAATCAGGTTGTATATATTAATCCAGCTACTAAGACTATTAACGGTGCCGATATTTATAGGCTAGTTGTATTAATGGAAAATGATCCTACCCTTTGGAAGCTTATTCTCAGAAGAGATAAAGATAAAAAATGAATATACAAGAAATAAGAGAGAAGATTAATGATTTCTTACTACAGAGGGTAAGGATTGATTACTGGGGTTTAGATTACCCTAGTGAAATATATACTCCCATTTCCTCAACCACTTTTCCAGCAAATTCAGCCTTATCTCTACCCATTCAAGAAGTAGTTCATTTTAGGGAAGCTTATAACCAAATTAAGACCTCAGCTAGGTTCCCTTATAGAATTGCTTATAGATTTCCCGGTGAACTCCCCTATCATGAGCTACCTATAAAAGCTCTAGAAGGAATGCTCTCTTTTATTCATATAGTGTCTTTAATTCAGTCTCCTGATCCTGATATCGAATCATTTACTCCAGCCAATATAGAGGACTCATTAACAGTAGCTAGGGTGGAGGAAGTAGAAAATGACTGGTTAGTATATCTTAACTTTGCTTTTGATGTTAGGTTTAACACTACATTATTACCAGACCTAGCTGAACTACAGCCCTCTAATTACTATAATCTCGAAGATCCTCCCTCCCTACAAGAATTAAATTTAAGGGTGTTTAGGGCTAAATCTGGATTTAAGACAAAAGAGGAAGAAGTAGCTTCCTTAATTCCTATTATTAATGACCCTACTAAATACACCCTTGATTCAGAAATTACAATTAATTAATAATAAATATGTCTAGTACAATATTTAGTTCATTTAGAAGTCCTGGTGTTCGTATTAACGAAACAACCCAAGGCTATAGAAGCTTAGATATTGCTTCCCACCAAGCAGTTTATATGATTGGTTCAGGAACTAATGGAGATGCTTTTATACCAACCCAAGTAACTTCTTTAACAGATTTTACTAATGTATTTGGCTCTTCTCCCTCAGAGAATTCTGTTAAGTTATTCTTCAGAAATGATAGAAGAGGGATTCTCTACTTTGTTAGAACTTCACCTGCTTTAAGAGTAAGAGTAACAGTTAGCTCCGCTACAAATGGAGAATATCCTCTCTCCATTGCCTCTACAAGAGGTGCTGTTAATGTTAGCTTCACTGCTTCCAGTAGTACCACTGCTCAAATAGCATCTGGGTTAATAGAAGCTATTAATAACTCTACTTTATCCGCTCATGTTAAAGCCGGAGCTGGTTCTTCTTCTAACCAACTCATAATTAGTATGAGCAATCCTACTGACCCATTTCTAGCAGTTACTAGCACTAATAGTAACTTAGCTATAGTTAATCATAATGATACAACTAAAGACCGTAGGGAAGTAATTAGTAAGGATTCAGGTGGTAGAGTATTGACAAAGGTAACACTTGAGGGAGAGTATCACAAATATGAACCAAAACCTGCCTCAAGAATTAGAGCGAGAAAGCTTGAACCAGTTGTCAAAGGAAGAACTGGTAGAGATAATTATTGAGCAGAGCAAGGTAATACGTGAGTTACAGAAAATTATCCTAGAACTAAAGCAAGAAATAGAGCGTTTAAAAGTCAGCAGAGATTTGGATAGTTCTAATTCATCGAAACCACCATCACAAGACATTCACAAAAAGAGCGAAAACAAAAAAGCTCCTCCTCAAGACCAATCAAACGAGCCGAAAAAGAAACCAGGTGGGCAGGCAGGACATCAAGGTAAGACTCGTAAGGGTTTTGGGAGAGTAGATCGTTCTGAAATTTTACGTCCTACAGATTGTGTCTGTTGTGGTCACAAAGCATTTGCTCCTTTTGCATTAAAAGTAGAAAAACACGTCGTAGCGCAATTAGTGGAACGTCCTATTGAAATAGTGGAGTATCAACGCCACACCTGCGTGTGTGAGAGTTGTGGCAATGTACAAGCTTCTCAGTGGCCAGAAGATATCATCCCAGGACAAGATTTAGGAATCTGTTTACAGGCATTTTTAGGGTGGGCAAATAATTACGCACATATGCCCTATGAAAAACAACAAGAAATGTTGTGGGAACTGGGACAGATTGAAATTGGGTTAGGAACTTTAGTCGCCACCAATGAACGAATTACCCAAGCAATAGAACCGACCGTTAGGGAGTTAAGTAGTTGGGTAAAACAGACACAACCTAACATTCATGTAGATGAAACACCTTGGTCTGTCAAGGGAGTGAAAGAATGGTTGTGGGTAGTTGCCAATTCTGATTTCTGCCTGTTTACTGCGGCTGATACTCGTTCTAGAGCCGAACTAGAAACAATTTTAGGAGCTAAATATACAGGGGTACTCAGCAGCGACGATTTTAGCGTTTACAATGGCTATCAAGCTGTAGCCCAGCAGAAATGTTTAGCACATCTACGCCGTCATTTCAAAAAATTAATTCAGCTTCCAGGTCTTCACAACCAAGCCATTGGCGAAACGTTTGTTGATTTAATTGATGAAGCTTTTAGACATTACGCCCTATGGTTTGAGACTCTTGACTGTGCTAGTTACAATGATTGGGTCAATCAATTCAAATCCAAATTGCAACAAACACTCGATTGTTGGATTAACTTAGCAGGGGCTACAGCAGGCAAGCTTTTACGTTCTTTGCGTGATAAAGCACATCAATGGTGGTATTTTCTTGACTACCCTGAAGTTCCCCCTGATAACAATCAGGCTGAACGTTCGCTACGTTTGGCTGTCACGAAACGCAAAGTTAGTGGTGGTTCACGTTCGATGGAGCGATTTCAAAACACTGCTAATTTGTTGACGGTGGTGCAGACTTGTCGCCGTCAAGGTAGGTCTGTAATTGATTTTTTTGCACAAGGTCTAATTGCTGACTCCAATAATACTCAGTCTCGCCCTTCTTTACTTCCGCAATATTAGACCTGAATCCTTACAGTAATTATTACTTCTGCTATTGCTAATAGAACTTACTCTCTCAACTTCCATGCTACCTCTACTATTATCTCCTTTACCTCAAGCTCTTCCCCTACAGTTCAATCAATTAGAGATGGGTTGATTGCTGCTATTAATGCTAATACAACTATTAATACCTCAGTACAGGCTGTAGTTGGAGATGGTAACGATAGAATTTATATAAATAACATTAATACAACTACTCCTATCAGGGTATTTGTTCATACCTCTGGGGATGGAATGAGAGTTATTAATAATTCCTTAGATCAACCTAACAGAGATGATTATATTTATGCTATTGAGAATAGCTTTGATTCAGAGGATGGTTGGAACCAAGGATTCCTGATTGCTCCCGAAGCTTTCCAGAACTTATTTACTCAAAGCGATCGCATTGCGGTGGGTTCTGCAATGGAAGCTTTAGCTAGTGACCCTCTATTTGATTGGGTTGCTTTAGTTGATTGTGGTACTGGTAGGACTAGAACCCAAGCACAAGCTGAAGGATTACTTTATATCTCTCCTCAAGGTCATACAGGATTCTACTATCCTTATGTAATTGATTTAGAAGGTAATTTAGTTCCACCTTCTGCGGGTGTTGCTGGTATAGCTACTCGTAGATTTAAGGAAGAAGGATTCCAACAACCTCCTGCTGGGTCTAAATTTCCTATGCTAGGAGTTACTGATGTAGTTACTAAGGTTAGCACACAAGAGCAAGAAGAACTCAACCCTCTAGGAATTAACATCATTCGTAACCTGAGAAATAAGGGTGTAGTCGTTTGGGCAATGAGAACTCGCTCTAATAATGAGTTTTATACTTTCCTACACACTAGGGTCATTATGAACGTTCTAAATGGAACACTTCGTAGTGGGTTTGATAATGATTTATTCTCCGCAATTGATGGCCAAGGGTCACTGTTAAATGCCATCTCCCTAACTGCTAGTGCTGTATGTTCTCGTCTATGGAGAGGTAAGGCTCTGTTTGGAGCTACTGAAGCTGAAGCATTTGAGGTTAAGTGTGACTTCGAGAATAACCCTCCAGAGGAATTAGAGAGAGGAAATGTAATCTTAGAGGTTTATGCTGTACCTGCTCCTGCAATGGAGAAATTACTAATTAACACAATCAGAGTTTCTATTGGTACTTTACCACTTAATCAAAATCAAGTAGAAGCTCAATTAATACAATCAGCTACTACTACCATTTAATTAAATATTAGGAATATATAGATGAGATTACAGGACATTAACCCTCAAAGTAACAGTGATTATCATATTACTATAGAGGGTCTTAATAATATTTACTGGACTCAATTCTCAGGAATTAAAGTTAATTACAGTAGACCTAAATATAATGACGGACTTTCTAATGTAATGCGTAGTGCTGATGGAGGTACTAAAGAATATGAAGTAGTTACCATCTCTAAACCCTACGACCCTGAGAAAGACCAACCTGCCCTTGATTTTATTAAACAGAGGGAAGATGGTTCTCCTTTCAATATGAGATTACGTCCAGTTAGAAGAGTAACCAATGCCCAAGGTACTAATACTTTTAGAGGTAATAAAGCTTGGGATTTATTTGGATGTAGAATTTCTAGCTGGTCTTGCCCAGGTAATGTTGACACTTCTGATGGTAGTCAAACTTCTACCTTAGAAATTCAATTTACTATAGACAGTGCAGAATTTAAATAATAGGTGATATTTATGGCTAGAAAAGTAGTAATGGAAGAGATGAAGCAGATATCATCTGAACATACCAACAGCTTGGTTAGTGAAGGTAATAATAATGAATTCCAGGTAGAGTTTAATCAAGAAGAGGGAATAGTTAGGTTTCAATTAACTGATGGTACTCTTATTCAATTAAACTCTCCTAAAGCTAAACAATTTCTCTTATTAGATAGTTATCTAAAAGTGGCTGAAGAGGAGTTTAGAACTGAATCTTTTATTGCCTTAAAGCTAGCTTCCCTTTGCATAACTAAATTTGGAGATAGAGATAAAATCTCCTTTAATGAGCTTTTAGATATATTAGAAATTGAGGATGTAGAGAGGATGGCAGCTAGCCTAAATTGCTTTCGAGATAAGCTTGAATATTTGGCAAGAAAGTCAGATACTATTTAGTATTCAGTCTCAACCAGCATTAACCTGTCAAGAACTACTCCAATCCTTAATTCTAGCCTGTGGAGGGAATATAAATCCCTCCTATTTCTATTTATTAGATATGGAAATATCTGAATGTTTGTATCACCTGTATATCTTTATAGAATTGAGTAAAAGGCAACAACCCTCTTCTGAGAATAAACTACAAGAGTGGGGGATGATGGGAGAAATTGAATTTAAATAATGAACAGCAATAATGTAATTATCACCCTCCAAGCCAACGACCAAGCCAGTGTAGTTATTAGAAGATTATCTTCTCAGTTAGATGGTGGTTTAACGAGGTCATTAGGTAGAGCTACATTAGGGGCTAACCTAATGACTCAAGCAATCACAGCAGGTTTACAGGCTGTCGGGAATATAGCTTCTAGATCTGTCTCTTTATTTAGGGAGGCAGCTACTACCCAAACCAGTATTATAGCTACTGCTGGTAATGTTATGAGGCTGGCTGGATTTAACTTCAGACAAGCTACTGCTTTTGTAGAAGATTTTCAGACTGAGATGGCTAGAGTAGCAGCATCTCTCCCAGGGATGGCATCTGATTTTACAACCTTTGGTAGAGGAATAATAGATGATGTTATCCCTGCTTTTGTAGGTTTAGATGGTAGATTAGACTCAATTGAAAGGAGAGCGGCTCTTGATAGATTAGGTGAATTATCTAAGTTTGGTACTTTATTGGGGCAAACTGCTGGTATAGATTCAACTAGGGCATCCACTCAAGCTGCTTTATTTTTATCTGGCTCTAGAACCCTTAATGAATTAAAACAATTAGATTTATTTGAAAAGAATACTACATTTAGAAATGAAGTTGAGAGGTTATTAGGGGGAAGGGATCTTAGGAGATTATCTGGAGAAGAAAGGCAGAGAATATTTCTACAAGCTGCTAGGTTAGATGAGGAAGTATTAGAAGCACTCTCGGAATCCGTAGAGGGTGTATTTGGTCTAATTAATGATAGAATCTTCGGACTGGAAACTGGATTCTTCGGTTTTATGAGGGATCTGGATAAAAATACTGAGGGTAGACAGACCGCTTTAAAATCTATCAATAGAACTCTCCTAGCCGTATTTGGAACTAATGGATTCTTTGATACTTTATACATATCTCTTAAGAATTTAGGAATCTCTATAAGAGATCCAATGCTAGCTTTAAGTAATGCTGCTGATAGCTTCACTAACACTATCAATTATGTAACAGGAATTCTTAGAGACTTTAATGTTAGCAGGAATATTGATTCTTTAAAGGGAAGCTTATTTAATTTCTTTAATAATTTAATTAACTTTGAGGGTTTGGGTGCTTGGTTAGCTGAGGCTACAAATCAAGGGTTAGATTTCCTAAGTAATTTAGATTGGAGTTCAATACTTGGTTTTGTAGGGGTTAAATTAGCTGAGATATTTAATGAAATATTTAGATTCATAATCAAGCTAGATTTCACTAAAATATTAGATTTAATTATTAAGATTTTAGGAGGCTTGTTTATTGGTCTAGGTAAATTTCTCTCTACTATTGATTGGGGAGCGTTACTTTTAGCTTTAGGTAAATTATTAGGATATGCTTTATTAGGGGCTGTTGGAGCAGTATTATCTATTTTGGTAGCTCCAGTAGTAGCTAGTATAGGAACCCTAGGGTTAGCGATCGCAGGAGCGATAATTGGATTATTAACTATAGTAGCGGCACATTGGGATAAAATTGGTATAAATATAAGAAGAATCCTTGGCAATTTAGTTGAAAGGTTTAGAAATCTACAGACAAATATACAAGGGATATGGAATACAGTAGTTGATTCCGTCACCAGTTTCTTCCATAAATTAGTAGATTGGTTCCAAGATTTAATATCAAAGATACCTGGATTTAACTTAAGAGTTAATGAAGGTTTAAGCTCTGGGATTATTAATAATATTCCTCAATCTGTACCTAACTCAGCAGGTGGTAGATTAGATGGATTAATTGCGGCTGCTATTAGGGAAACTAAAGCAGCCCCTCCTGGTTCTGGATTAGTAGTAGCTAACACTTCAGAAGCCATCCTTAATCGCAAACAGCAAGCTGCCTTACTTAATAACATTGGTAGCAGGGGAGGGATTAATATCAACTCTCTTATAATCAATACTAAAGCTCAAGATGCTAGAGGAATCGCTAAAGATATCATGAGAGCTATTGCAGATGAATATAGAAATTACTCTCAGAATAATCTAGCGATTGCATTCTAAATTTAAATGATTCATTCCCCTATTGATTAATCAGTAGGGGATTATTTTTATATGTATGTAAATTATGGTTAATCAAGCTGTTCTTAATGGACTAAATCCAGCTAGGAAGGTAGCTGATGTTTATGCCTACTTAATAGATGATTTAAATAAAACAGTCTTTGTCTTTCTATATAATCCTGAAGAAAAAAGATTCTCTAGACAGTCAATATATAACGAAGGGATTACTGCCCTTACCTCAACTCCTTCTCAACAATATAACTACACTACAGGCAGAACTCTTAATCTATCTAACCTTTTATTAGAAAGTTATTCTAGCGGTAAGACTTGTAAGTTATTACTAGATAGACTACAAGCCTTAATGGTAGCTAATCCTAGTAATCGTAAGTTTAATCTTTCTCCAGTCTACTTTAAATGGGGTGCTGATACCTTTGGTCCTGCTGTTATAACTGACCTTAATTGGAATGAAACTAGCTGGCTAAATGGTCAGGTAGCTTCAGCTAGAGTTAACCTAACCTTATTAGAAATACCTCCTAGTCAACTACCCAATAAAGCCTTAATAGAAAGCTCCGATAATCGTCAACAAGCTGCCCAAAATACTTCAAAGGTAGTAACAGATAGACAGAAGCAAGATGCCACCTCTAAGACTAGAGCATGGCTAAATCAGAACGTTAAAAAGATGTCTATTTCTACAGGTAATTTAGTTAGATCAAATAAATATAAATTAAATATTTCTTCTCAAGGTGTAATCACTTTATTAGATTCCAAAAGTAAGTTAATAGGAACAGTAGGAACCTATAAGGATGGGAAGATTGATCATACTAAAGAGGATATTGCATTCGAGAATAGGATTTAAGAAATGAGTACCCAACCTTTAAATTCCTCCGTATTTAGGTCTATTCAGATAATGCCCGGAGATTCCCTATCTAGCATTGCTAATGAGATATTAGGAGATGCTTCTTATTGGAGAGAAATAGCCAGTACCAATAATATTGACATATTCACAGCTATTGAGATAGGGCAGAACATAACTATACCCTCTAAGGAAGTATTAGAAAGAAGAGCTAGAGATGCTGCTGCTAAAAGAATTCTTAATGTCAACCAAGACCTTCAGAATAGGATTAAGGAAATAATAAATTCTAGGGAAGCTAAAGTAATTAATAGATTAATGGGATTTGGAGATGAGAATAGGCAGAATTTACTGCAATCTTTAGATTTATCTCCTCTAGCTAAAGGATTATTAGCTCCTACTAGAAATGAAGAATTATTAGACAGTATTAAGAATAGTCAGTTTGATGACAATAGTAGCTTTGATCAGCAATATGAATTCAGATTAGTGGAGTGGGTATTATGAATAATATAAACCCATCACAACAATTAATAGCTCCTTACGTTAGGGTAACTATAGGCCCACTACAAAATACTAATGGTGATTCCTTCACTATCGGTGATAGTAAATTAATTAATTGTTCAGTTACTTTAGGTGAGGGAGAAGTTCAATCTAGCTATAGATTCACTGTAAGGGATAAAGATAGAACTTTATTAGACAAATACTTTGGTTATATTGAGAAAGCAGGGGGATTAACTCCTATAGAACCTACCAATAACCCCCCAAGAGAAGAGATTACTTCCCCTACTCTCACTCCTCCTGAACCAGACCAGACAAGTAGAGAAATAGGACTACCTGTATTTAATAATGTTCAAGCTACTACCTACGGGTATGGAGAACCAACTCAAGGAGGACAAATAGGAGCTTATGGAGACAGAATTAATTGGGATGGTATGTATGCGGCTATGTATGACCGCAAATATAAATATGCCAGGATGAAGGTTACTAACTTAGCTAATGATAAGCAAATAATAGTAAAGATAGTAGATAGAGGGCCTTTTGCGGTTGTTAATGGTAGAGCAGCTAGACCCCTGAGAGAACACCCTACTAGAAAGATTGATTTAGTCCCCGGAGCTTGGAAAGCTTTAACTGATAATGCCTCACCTGGAGTTATCAATGTAAATATCGAATGGCTAGAGGCTGAGACTACTACTGCTAGCTCATCAAATAAGAATAAATCTCTTCAAGAGGTAAATCAAAAAGCCGCTCAGGCCTCTAAAGGAGCTTCAATCAATAATAATAAAATACTTGATTGGCCCCTTCCTGCTATAGCTGCCACTAAATCTATTATCCTCACTCCTGGTCATATTGCTGATGGCAGTAATAGCTCTGGGACTAATGGTACTCATAATTCCTCAGTTACTTATAAAGGGGAGACCCGGACTCTAGAATTTGTAGCTAATGATATCACAGTAGAAGTATTTAGAATTGAATTACAGAAAGCTGGTTATAACGTTATAAATGCTCCTACTCCCCCTACTGAAAGAAGTGATGCTGCCCGTAGAGCTTATTTAGATCAAGTCAAAGAGTTAAAAGAGAGGAATAATGCTTACGCTCTAGAAATACACTTTGATAGCCCTAATGGAAGACCAGGGATTATTGCTGGAGCTAAATATGAACCTAGTGGTAAATATCTCAGCATAATGGATGTAGCCCTAGCTAAAGAGTTTGGAGCATTCCCTTTCAACCATAGAGATAGCTTAAGTGCGCCCAGTAGAGGAATCACTATATTAGAAGTATCTCCTCTAAATAGCACATTAACCAACATAACCCTTAATGCTGTTAATAGCGGTAACTACCAACCCCTTAGAGATGTTCTACTCCCTTTTGCTCAGAGGGCAGTAAAAGCACTCAACACGGTAGCACCTGGAGCTAATACTGCCTCGAATGGCACTAAGAAAAGCTAGAAGCCATACATTTCAGGGGCTACAGCTTTTAATGCCCATTTAGCAGTAATAGCCTGAGTCAGGCGATCGCTCTGAGAAAGATGATGTATGGTTGGCCAAAAATTTTTGTCGGTAGAAAAAGCTTGCTCGCTCATGAAATACTTTTTGAAGACGAGCAAGCCAAGATCATAAACACTACTGTGACACTACGAGTACAAATTCTCAAGGATAAATTTAGCCAAAGTTTAGGGCTACCCTTTAAAGAACTATTGCCAGAATCGGCAATTAGACAAGCAATATCTGAATTAAATATTAAATACAAAAAGCGATTATTTGACCCGCTAATAACGTTGTGGGCATTTTTATCTCAGGTTTTGGATACTGATAAAACTTGTCATAACGCTGTAAGTAAAATAATTGCACATTTGGCAGAATCAGAAGTAGAAATTCCTTCAACAGATACAAGTGCTTATTGTCAAGCTAGGGCAAGGTTGCCAGAAAAATTATTAGAAAAACTTTTTAATTTCTCTGCACAAAGCTTAGAAGAGAAAGTGAACCAAGAAAATTTATGGTGTGGTCGAAATGTGAAAGTAATAGATGGCTCAACTGTATCTATGCCTGACACACAAGAAAACCAAAAAGAATATCCTCAACCTAGCACTCAACAAGAAGGATGTGGGTTCCCAATTGCCAAAATCGGGGTAATATTCAGTTTAGTTACTGGAGCCGCTGTTGCACTGTGCATAGACGTTTTGAACACTCATGATATTAAATTAGCGAGAAAAATGTACAGTTTTCTCAAACCAAATGATGTACTTTTAGGGGATAGAGCTTTTTGTGCTTACGCCGATATCGTTTCTATTACCAAACTTGGCTGTGATGCTGTATTTCGCAAGCATCAATCTCGGACAACAACCATGCGAAAAGGCAAAATTGTTGGCGATTGTGACAAGTTAGTTACTTGGCATAAGCCTAAAAGTTGTCCAAAAGGATTGAATAAAGATGAATTTAATGCTCTACCTCAAACCATAACTTTGCGAGAGATTTACTATTACATCGTTATTCCTGGTTTTCGCACTCAACGAGTTAGCTTGATTACTACTCTTTTAGATAAAGCAACTTATTCTACTCTAGAAGTTGTTGGACTTTATGGTAAACGTTGGGATGTTGAATTGGATTTGAGACATCTGAAAACCACATTAGGGATGGATGTTCTACGGTGTAAAACTCCTTCTATGATCCGCAAAGAAATTCATGTTTATTTACTCGCTTACAATCTACTTCGTAGCTTAATGTGGCAGGCTGGAACTACTTATAATACTCCTCCCTTACGCTTATCGCTACAAGGTACTCGCCATCATTTAATTAACTTTCTTCCCAAATTATTAGCTGCTCATTCAACAAAACGTCTTCAAATTTATCGTACTTTACTCAAAGTTATTCCTCACAAGGCTGTTCCCTACCGCCCAGGTCGTAGTGAACCACGAGTTCGTAAACGTCGCCCCAAAATTTACCCCTTGATGACCAAACCCCGGCATGAATTACGTAAACAATTGCAAACTGCTTAATTGATCAGCGTTTCGGCTTTTCTTAGTGCCATTCAATACTGCCTCCAAAGCAGCAGCAGATTCTACCTCAACTACTCCTCAGCAAGAGAATCTACCTCAAGCTAAAACTTATACTGGAGGTCAGATTACTATTGAGATGGGCTATGACGGTAACACTATAGCTGCCTATTCATTCATCCATACAGGTCTTAGATATTCTTTATTTGAACCAGATGCCTTAGAATTCACTGGTCAAGCTGCCTCTTGGGTACTAACACAGAGGATTAAGAATACTGTTTATACTAATATGAGCTTTAAGAAGATAGCTCAAAGGATTACCTCAGCTTATGGTATGAAGCTAGATATGTCAGAGGAAGGGCCTACTTATACCTACTTCCCTCAGAGAGGACAGAGTGATTATGAGGCTCTACTAATAGAAGCTAGAAGAATAGGTTACAGAGTACATACTAAAGGAGCCACCTTATCTATTAAGCCTAGAAAGGATGTAATGGCTGATAAGGAAGTATTTGTATTGGAATATGGGGATAATTTAGGCACTATCTTTGAAGTTATTCATGAAGCTCAGAGAGATAGTGAAGATGGAGCTAGATCCTCTAGTCCTGGAGCTAATAATTCAACAGGTGAGAGGAAGTTTGAGATTGACCCAGACTCAGGTAAGGTAGTACAGAAGAGAAAGGAGAATGTAGTAGGTACTGGTAGAGATGGTGCAGTAGCTACTACAGGGTCTATTCTACCTAGACCTATACCTAAGACTATAGGTAATACTGATAAACAAGATGCTGATAATAGAGCTAATGAGACTAGAATTAAAGGATTACAAGCTGATGCCCAATTCCCCACTACACCAGAAGCTTTAACCTTAGACCCAGACACTCCCTTACTCACTAAAGGTATCAGTACCTTCTTAGATAGGATGTGGGTAATTGATACAGTCACTCATGATTACGATGGTAGGTTTATCACCAGAGTTAGCTGTTTTAGTCCTATATCTAAAGCTAAAGAAACTGCTGATATTATTACTGCTACTCCCAGCTCTACAAATATAGTAGGTCAGATTATAACTGCTGTATCTTCCTTTTATAGTGGATATATCATCCCAGCTAAAGGAATATTCTCCTCACCTTTTGGTATGAGAACTCTTAGAGGTAGGACTAGAATGCACAATGGGATTGATATTGCTAATGCTGTAGGTACTCCCATCTATGCTGCTGCTAATGGAACTGTCTCTTTTGCTGCATTTGGTACTAATGCAAATCAAAAGAATGGTTACGGCAATGTAATAGTAATAGACCATGCTAATAATGAGCAGACTCTATATAGCCACCTAAGTCAGATAGTAGTTAATAATGGTCAACAAGTTACCCAAGGTCAATTAATAGGAAAGATGGGTAATACAGGATTCAGCACGGGGCCGCATCTGCATTGGGAGATTAGGGTCAATGGCAAACCTATTAATCCAGCATCTAGAGTTAAATTACCTCCAGTAAGGGGAAGGATTCAATAATGGAAGAAATATTTAAACTATGGAAGCTCTCAGAGAAAGCTACTCAAATATCTCTAGATAATGTGGGTAGAATTCCCTTTGGAACCTTAGCGATCGTTACAGATAATAATGACCCAGAAGGTAGGAGAAGGATTAAGGTAGCATTACCTAATACCCCTTCACTTAATAGCGATTGGTTAAGGAGATTACTAGCCTACCCCAACATAGATCCACCTCTACCTAAGATTGGAGAAACTGTTCTAGTTCTCTATGCTAATGGACTCGAATCTAATGGTTGGTACTTATCTCTCTGTAATGACACTAACCCACCTAGAGATAAACAATCACCTCTGAATGACCTATCTCAAGAAATCCCAGGTAATAGGGATATTGAGGTAAAAGGTAATGATGATTTAGTTATAGGAGGTAAGTTAACTACCAATGCAGATGATATTGAATTTAATTCTGAGAAGGATATTACTGCTGAGGTGAAGGGTAATATCTTCATGAATGCTTTACAAGCTATCACCCTACAAGCTGCTCAGTATGTGATGTTCAAAGTAGGTCAGTGGACTTTCAAACTATTTGCAAATGGTACTTCTGAGGTAAGAGGAGGTGTAATAACTATCGATATGGGTGGTCACGGAATACGATTCACGAATGTAGGCACTATGGAGATTAATGGTAGCCCTATTGCTGTTGAAGGTGCTGTTGACTCAGATGGAGACGTAATAGTAGATGCTGGGTGGTAAATAATATGAATAAATTCCCTAAATTAAATGAAGTTGTAGATAGAAATCTAGTAATCGAGCTGGATAAAGCTCCTAAAGAGTTAGTTAAAGAAATCCAAACTAAGCTTAAATTAAAGGGGTTATATAACTATGAGGTGGATGGTATTGTAGGTAATCTAACTAGAAAGGCATTTGCTGAATTTAAGGAATCTGTATGGTTATCTCACCCTACCTTAATAGGTTCAAGTGTAGCGGCTAACTTATTAGAGATAGGTGAACATAGAGTTAGTGAACAAACTCAAGTTAGTAACTATAGCCCCCTAACAATATCTAGAACGGGTAAATCAATGAGATTGCCTAATGGTAATACCGTTTTTGAGAACGAAGCTGTTATAGAAGGTATTTCACTAACCTGGGGTGAGGTGACTAAGGGTTGTACTAGAGTCCCTGAGAATAATCAAATTGTCAGTAATATTATTGAGACAGCTAAACTGTTTGGTGAAATTAGAGATAAATGGGGCAGCCCTATTATAATTACCTCTGGTTATAGACCTCCTGCTATTAATCGTGCTGTTGGAGGAGCTAGCAAAAGTCAGCATATTATTGGTAGAGCATTAGACATACGGAACTCTACCGGAGATATTTATAAACTATATGACCTAATCCTAGGAGTTATGAGAGCTAGAGGTACAGGAGGGTTAGGCAGGGGTATGCGTTTATCCTTCTGTCATATTGATACCCGTAATAATTCTCTAGTTATCTTTGATTATTAAAGTGGGTTAGGTGGCAACCTTAACTAGGTTAACGTTGACAACTCTACTTCATAGAGGTGGCAACCCCTCTTCTAGTTAACTGTATATATAATAAATCAAGGGTTGCCACCTTACATCTCAGTATAAATTAAATTAAGTATTAAGTTTATGCTTATTATCTTTCCCTTTAACTAGAAGGATTCCTCCTGAGCATGAGGTATAGTTACTACCCCTTAATTAATAAGGTAACAACCCTAACTTAGTTAGTATTGGCATCTTCACCTTCGGTAAAGGTGGCAACCCCCTTTCTAGTAATCCTTAAGAATAATAATTAAGGGTTGCCACCTTATTTTAGATAATTATTATTGTTAATAATAAAGTTCAATATTTAGGTTAGGTATATTACCCTTTGTACTAGAAACCAACCTTAGACAAAATTATATATTAGATAAACAATATGACAACAGGCATAGCATTTCCCCTAACTTTAGATAAATCTAGGGGCAATTTATTAATGGCTTCTGAAGGGGAATTGATTAAAGGTCATATTCTTTCCTGGTTACAAACTCAGCCTAGAGAGCGTGTAATGAGACCCCAATATGGAATGAGAGATCCATTATTTAATTCCGCATCAGATATATCTATCTTTGCTAGTGAAGTACAGGAAGGATTGAGAAGATATATCCCAGATATTGACTTCCAGGTATATGGATCTATTAATGATGCAGGAGAGGCTGTCTTAAGTATCTTTTGGGAAGATGAGAGTATTACTTTAAGAGTATCTTTATAATTAAATATGACAACAGAACCTTTAACATCAATAATTTTAGATCCCCAGGCAGAGGAGGAATTAGCTCTAAGATCCCAAGCCAGAGTATTTAATGAATCTGGGGGTTTATTAAATGACTTCTCAGAGAATTCCCCTGTAGCTGCTTTAATTCAAGGTCAAGCTTTTGCAGGAGCAGAACTTTTATACTACATTAATCAGTTACCTTTAGCTTTAGTTATAGATTTCCTCAAGATAACTGGAGTAGAGAGGAGTTTAGGTACTAAAGCTACCACTACACTAACCTTCACCCTAATAACTCCTCAATCCACTACCTTCACAATACCTGAAGGCTTTGAGGTAGTAGATTTATCTGGTAGATATTCATTCTTCACCGATGCTCCCTTACAAATACCTCCAGGACTAACTTCCGGTTCTGTAACTGCTACTGCTGAGGAAGTTGGTAGTGCTTATAACCTAGCACCTTACACGATTGTAGGAGCTACTCAACCTCTTACTTTCCTATCTCAGGTAGTTAATACTGAGCCTTCCTCTGGAGGTACTGATGCAGAGACAGTAGAGGAGACTATCAGTAGGGGATTAGCTCAACTAAGGTTAAGGAACCTAGTATCTGCCAATGATTATGAGCAAGCTGCTGAGAATATTCTAGGACAGGGTTCAGTAGCTAAAGCAATAGGACTACTCTCTCAGAATAAATTAAATACAGAGGAATTAGGTGCGGTACATTTATTCCTCCTGAATGCTAACCAAGAACCTGCTAATCAGGCTCAAATCTCCCAAGTAAGAAATCAATTAAGCTCTAGGATTCAGTTAGGTACTCGGCTATATATCAGCCCAATGGAGCTATTACCTATTAGTGGAGACTTAATAGCTAAATTAGTACCTGGAGCTAAATTAGATGAAGTTATTAATGACCTTTGGGAAGCTTATCAGGATTATCTAAATCCCTCTACTTATCCACCGGGTCAGGATGTAATTATGAATGAGGTAGAGTACCATTTAAGATTAACTGGGGGAATAAAAGATATTCAATTATTATCGTTAAATAACCAACCCGTTAATGTACCCTTACCTAATTTATATACCCTTCCTACACCTTATAGTCTCTTTATTCAATTAGTAGATGTTGAAGGTAATATCTATCAACAAGTAATGGGAGAAGGTGAATCTCCTGATTTCTTTATAAATTAAATTATTATTAAATATATTTAATATGACTACAGGTATATATGCCATCATCAACAAGATTGATGGTAAATCTTATATTGGAAGTGCTACTAAAAGTTTTAATCATAGGTGGTATAACCATAAATACTATCTAAGATTAAATAAACATCACTCCCCTTATCTTCAAAGAGCTTGGAATAAATATGGTGGGGATAGTTTTGAATTTAAAATCTTAGAAATAATTCCTAAAGAAGAATGGATCTATAATAAGTATGTAACAGACTTTGAGCAAATTTATTTAGATACCTATCAGCCCGAATACAATATATGCCCTACTGCTGGTAGTAAAATAGGTTATAAACATTCTGAGGAAACTAAAAAGAAAATTGGAAATTCCAATAAAGGTAAGACTCGTTCAGAGGAGGCTAGAAAGAGATTCAGTGAATCTTATAAAGGTAAATCTCCTTCTCTAGAAACAAGGGAGAAGATTAGATTAGCTAATACAGGTAGGATTAAATCAGAAGAAGAAAGGAAGAAACTTAGTATAGCTAATTCAAAGAAGAAGTGGGTAGTAACCTCTTCTCTTATGGAAGAACAAATTGTTACAAGTCTATCCGCTTTTTGTAGGGAGAATAATATTTCTGTTTCTTGTTTACATAGAGTCGCACAAGGAAAGAGAAATCACCACAAAGGCTGGAAATGTAGACCTTTTGGGGGTGAGGTTTAATGCAAACGCAAATCGCGTGGCAGACAGGTAGACCTATCTTCTCAAGACTTCCAGAGGTTTATCAAGAGAATGCGATCGCTAACTATCTAACAGCATTCTGGGATGAATTATTAGTTAACAATAAAGCTAGAATTGATGATTTACCTCGACAGCTTAATCCTCTTACCTGTGATGCTAATTGGTTAGATTTCTTAGCACCTTTATGTGGTTTTACGGGAGAGTATTGGGATAGAAAATGGCAAGATAACTTTAAAAGAAACTTAATAGCTAGTTCATACCAAAGGATATGGTCTAACAAAGGTAGTAGGGAATGTTTATCTACTGTATTAATTTGCTTTAAAATCCCTCATAACATTGCTACTATGGGTGATTTCATATTAGGTCAATCTAAATTAGGAGTAGATCCATTAGGCAGTTTGGCTTTTAAATATATCATTTACCTACGAAGTTCTTATCAAGGAACTCCTGAAGTCAAGTTAGTAGAGAAATTAAATAAACTATTCGGTCCTTGTTGGTGTAAATCCGAAGTTATATTTGATGATTCTGTAGTTTCTATGAATATAGAGCAGGAATTAAACTCCCTACTTCTGTCATTAATGCTTACTTAAATTCTTAAATTAAATTTTATATTAATTAATACAATATGACTCAGATTTTAGGAACACTCTTGGATTCAGGAGGTAGTCCTGTCACGGGTAAATTAAGGGTTACTCTTACTGGCAACCTAATAGATATTGCTGCTAATCCGGACTCCATTCAATTAGTAGAACCTAGTTTATTTGATATTACTAATGGGGTTCTAAATATTACTTTAAATGAATCAGAGACTAAGAAGGTAACTTATAGGTTTGAATTCTTTAAGACTGATGCAGAAGGTAACTTAATAGAGCCTGCCCTTTTAGATTTCTATGCTATAGTACCTAACTTAGCTGATGTACAGTTTGCTTCTCTAGCACCTACTGGAATGGTAAATGATGTACTAGATACTGGAGCATTAAGGGTAGCTCAAATTATTGCCAATAATCCTAATTTAGCTCAAAGTATTGGTGGACCCTTCCCTCAAGGTAATTTTAACCCTGCCTCTACTTATAAATATCGTGATTTAGTTAATTACTTAAATAGAACTTACATCTCAAAAAGTATAACCCCTATTACTGGAGTTTTACCAACAGATACTAATAACTGGATGCTCATTCCTGTGGAACCTGATGGTAATTTAATCTTGGGGGATGATACTCCTTATGGGGTTGCCTGGGATGGTTCGGGATTGGCAGCTTCTCAAGATGCTATATATGATGCTATCCAAACTGTTAACTCTAATATCAATTTAAAAGCTAATATTGATAGCCCTATTTTTACAGGCAATGTTATAGTACCTAACCAGACTGCTGGAAGCAATAATAATAGGGCAGCTAATACATCTTATGTTGATGAAGGTTTAGCTCTAAAGGCTGATACAACCTATGTAGATGCTGGTTTAAATTTAAAAGCTAATTTAGCTAGCCCTAATTTAACAGGTAATCCTATTGCTCCTACTCCATCTTGGGGTAGTAGTAATACTTCTATTGCCACTACTCAGTACGTAACACAAGCCTTTACACCCAAGTTAATTGTTGGTAAAGGTACTACTCAGACAATACCAAACAATGTAGCTACTGCTGTTACTAACTACGCTTCACCTACTTTAGATACTAATTCTATATTTAACGCGAGTACAGGAGTAGCAGTAATTCCTGTAGGTAGGTCTGGAACCTACATAATTAATGGTCTGGTAGGCTGCATTGTTGATGGCTCTAGTACGGGATACGGTAGAGTTTCTTTGTATTTAGGTGTATCTGGTTTAGGTGATGTACTTCTTGACGAAAAGCAGCTTACTAATTTTGATGAAACTGGGATGTATGCAACAGGTAGTGTCATGCTTAATTTAGTAGCTGGTCAACAACTTAACCTGTGGGTTAGCGCATATCACGATACTCCACCGACTAGCCATTATATTACTGTCGCTAGGTTTGAATTACAAAGAATTCCCTAATAGTATTTAACCAACTTAATATGACAAGAAAAGTATTCCAAAATGGACAACCCCTCTTTGCTGAGGATGTTAATGCCATTGCATATCCTATACCAGATGGACAGGATTTTATAGGCAGAGGCCCCAAAGTAATTGATGAGTATTTAGACGATGCCCCTACTCAAATAAAATCCAGATTCTACAGCTTCTATGACAGATTAAAAGTCAGCCACACTACAGGGTTGGCTTTTTCTTATTTAGGAGGGGCTGTACTTCTAAGTAATGGTGTTGTGACTACCATTAGCCCAGGTACTATTTCAGTTGCTAATAATGCTACTAACTATATATTTGTAGGAAGTAATGGTGCTGTTCAATCCTCCACTCAATTACCTAATGAATGCTTTCCTCTAGCTATAGTTACCACAAGTGGAGGAACAGTATCAGGTGGTGTAATTGATTTAAGAGACAAAATAATAGATAGAGTCAGCCCTGGAACCATCCCCGTTGAACAGATAGTTCCTTCTGGTACTGGAATGGAATTCTGGGGTAGTGTTCTCCCTTCTGGTTGGTTATGGTGTGATGGTAGTTTATATGAACCTTCTCAATACCCTACATTGTTTGCTGCAATTGGTTACACTTTTGGTCAATCTGGTACTAGGTTTAGAGTGCCAGACAAGAGAGGTAGAGTTAGCGTTGGTGCAGGTCAAGGTAGTGGCTTAACTAATAGATTACTTGGTCAGATCTTTGGTGAAGAAAGCGTAACCTTAAACGTTGCTCAACTACCTTCTCACTCTCATGGAATTAATGATCTAGGACACTCCCACTCTGTTAATGATCCAAGTCATAGTCATGGAATAAGTGATCCAGGGCATTTTCATAATATATATGCTTGGATTGGTAGACCTGGAGTTTTTGATGATGGGCTTACAGATGCCTTTACTACTAATAAGAACGTAGCTATTGCAGGGGAAGACCAGAATAATAAAGCTTATATTGCAACTAATGCTAATGGTGTTCAATTAGTAGCAAATTCAGGTACAAATATAGGAATATTCGGAAGTAGAACTAATATTAGTATTGCTTCTCAAGGTACTGGAATCACTATTAATCCTCAAGGTGGTAACGGCTCTCATAACAATATTCAACCTAGTATTGTTTGCAACGCTATTATTAAAATCTAATAATAATAAATATGACTAATATACAAGTTAAAGATGGCTTAGGTAAGAATATTTATCTAAAAGCTACAGGTACAGGAACTCTAGCTGACCCTTATATTACTGAACAGAGAGTTACTATAACTAATGAGCCATTCCCTCTAGCTACAGAGACAACTGTAGATTCAATTAAAACCTTGAATGAGGTATCTCTTGGACAAAAAGGGCATACCTTTGTAGATACAACTTCCCCTCAGACAGGTTTGTGGGTAGCTATTCAAATATTAGAACTAGCTAGATTTTCTAACTTAACTTGCAGTGATACTACCTCCCCAGCAGTAAATGTAAACTTACCCATTGGGTTTGTTCTTTATGGAAATATTACTGCATTCACATTAAGTTATGGAAAGGTTATAGCTTATAAAGGTTAA